ATTCCATGCGGTTGTGGTGGAATGGCAGACACGCCATCTTGAGGGGGTGGTGAGCTAACGCTCGTGCGGGTTCAAGTCCCGCCAACCGCACCAAGCTAATAAAATAAGGGCTTACAGGTAATTCTGTAAGCCCTTATTTTTGTTTGACATCATAAAGTCTTATGTGGTTTGACATCATTTTGACATCAGAATATTTTAGCGATGCGTTCCACGATGTCATCTTCCATTTTAGGAGTGACGTGTGAATAGGTGTCCATTGTTTCTTGAAACGAAGCATGGCCTAGGCGTTCTTGTATGGCTTTCATATTTGCCCCGTTTTCAATGAGAAGTGTGGCGTGGGTATGTCTTGTACCGTGCATAGTAAAAGTTGGTTTACCGATTAAATTGGCGTATTTCTTACATAACTTGCTGACTTCATCAGGGCAACGAGGGGCACCTTTGATACCAGGGAATACAAGATTATTATTAATCCAGTCCATTGTCTTGATTCTGCGCTTATCGATGACTGTTTTATGCTTCATAAGCTCTTGGATTGTATCCGTATCAATGGCTATTATCCGTTTGGATGATGTAGTTTTAGTCGTATTTGATATAACTGCAGTTGATCCGATTTTGAGTGCTGTTTGTGAAATGGATATGGTCGATTTCTTAAAGTCGATATCAGACCATCTTAGGCCTAACAATTCAGAGCGGCGCATACCAGTTGCAAATGCTAATTTAAAGAGTGCGTGATGCTCAGAATTAGCTATATTAGATAAAAAGTTCTTAACTTCATCTGCAGACAACGTTACCATATGGCGGACTTTAACCTGCTTTGGCCGATCTATGTTTTTCATGTAATTTTTAGGAATAATATCATCTTTTACTGCCTGTTCTAATATTGAGCCTAGAATTGTCATGGTATATGATATAGTTCGAGAGGATAAACCATCCATAGATTCAAACACATATCTTAGAGTGTTTGGTTTGATTTCAGCCAGTTTTACGCTACCTATTTTGTTTCTAATATAACGATTAATAATTCCTGTATAACTTTGATAGGTAGCTGGTGTTATGCTCTTTTCTTTTAGTTGCAACCAAATATTAATCCAGGTGTTCAATGAGATAGTATCATCAAAATTGGCACATGATTGATTAGCGTTTATGTATTTCTCCATAGCTTCTGTAGCAGCTTTCTTTGTGCTGCCATAAAAGTATTTACGCTTACCGTTTATCACCTTTGATGCCTGGTAGCGTCCATCGGCTCGTTTTTTAGCCATAAAAATAACCTCCTCGGCTTAATAAAATAGGTAAAACAAAACAAGCCTTAGAGGTTTTATGTGGTATAATAATATTGGAGTAAAAATGAAGTGCCTCTAAGGTATGCAGTTTTTAGTAGCCCTCACTGTAGTGAGGGCTTATTTTTATTTCCTTTTAGATCGACGCTTATTTCTTTTTTCTTTTTTTGCTATTACATGTCGTGGTAACGGGGAAGGACTTTTCCATTCGGGTAGAACTTCCCAATCATCGGGAAAACCCATTAACTTAGGATTAATGTATTTACTATGAATAATTAAATCCTTTATAAAATATATAAAAGGATAATCAGGATCTATTGTTTTTAGTATTTCAGCCATAGCAATTATCGTATTATAAATCTTACTATCTAATTCATTACTGTTAGAACTTGATTTTATAAGCCTTGAATCAATATCTTTTATTGGGACAAACACGAATGGGGTTCTTTTATTCCAAAGCCTGCCATTATGCGCACAAACATTTCTTACCCATCTTAAATTATTTAACACGGATTGCATTGGCTTATAATCAAATGGGAAATTAGCAAATATAGCCCTTTTATCATGTCTTTTTTTTATCCCTTTCAGCCAATTTAATAATTCTCCTAATGTTAATAGTAAGGAAGATACCCAGATAGGGGGAGTATTTATGGCAGGGTATTTAGTTTTGTAATGAAGAGCAAATCGCTCTTTACTCTTTTGATATGCCTGCACAAGTAAATCAAAAGAAGTTGAAACGCCTTTAATCGTAGATGGTTCGCAAACCTTTTTTTGAAATATAGAAGGATCTTCGTGAGGGTGAGAGGTATTATAATGTGTTGCTAAATATTGAGCCCATGAAGCTTTTACCGCAACCTCTATTTTTTCTATGCCGGTTGAAATCAATCGTCTAAATTTTTGGTCAAATATATAGGTATGTTTCACTTGCTCCCATGATGTATTTTCTTTAAATTTATGATTTCTAGGGGCACATGATGGATATCGTTCTTCGTACATCCACCAATATCCACTTAACCGATAATATCCGACAGTACTAATCCATCTATGGATGTCTGATTCATCATTAATAATCATGCCACGAGATTTTAATTGTTCAATTTGTTGCTCAATAGTTGTAGGCTGTTTTATATTAGTAGGCATAAAATAATATCTTTCGTTAGGTATAAAAAAAGACCCATCCTGGTGCGCAGTTGTTGAATAATCAACCCTAAGCGTGATGGGTACTGTTACAATTATATTATCACGCACATTTGCAATTTTCAAATTACATAAATGCAATTATGCATTCTAAAAACACATAATTGTTCGAAGCAATAACGAATTTTCTCTTTCATCCCCATAATCTCTCTAATGATAATACAATTACACTCGTGCTTAGGTTTTTATTCGCAAAATTCTACTGGCTAAAATATAGAATCTAATACATTGTCATACCAGTGCTTTTTCTCTTTCTTAGGTGGTTCTTGCTGAATATCTTCAGAAGACGTTCTGTGCATTTCGTTGGCAGCTTGCCACTTTGCTAATGCTTTATCAGTGCCTTCATCGACTTTGTGCAACTCGTCGATTTGTTCTTGTGTCATATTGATAGTTCGTTCAAGATATTCTTGTTCTTCTAATAACTCAGTACTTCCATCATCATAATGAACTAATACTTTAGGACCGTCTAAAGCCTTAAATTCGTCATGAGATACTTCTGTTCTAGCGAATCCTGTAATTGTAACTAAGGCAAGCATAGTAGTAATTAACAAAGTCTTTTTCATTATTATATCTCCCTTTATATATTCCCTTATAACGCCGATAAATAATGGTGGTAAAAAGCTATATTCTCCAATTCGGAGTCGTCAACGTGAGACCTACGAACCATCTGTTCAATAAGATCCACGTGTTTATCCAAGTAAAAGTCATCATTAATAATATGAATTAGTTCATGTTTGATTTCCTCCCTCATGCGATCATGGGGGAGATTTTTATTTATGTAGATATTATGGGTATCCACATCTTCACATTCCTCCGACACAGCGTGGGCATGTGGTAAATCACAGTAAATTACATTAACTACCAAATTAACACTCTCCCTTATATACTATTTATTTTTTAATTTTAATAGTTCTATATATTCAACTGCTTTCTCCATATCCTCCTTACTAATATCTTTTGCTGCAGAGAATAACATGCGAGCCCCTGGGCGTGTGCGCAAGTACTCAGCGAATTCAGCAGCTTCTTTATCTAGGTAATATTCCTCTTCGGTTTTATCTTGCTTTTCTACTAGTTCCGATTTTGGCACGTGAAAATAGTTTGCCATCATTTCAATTTTATCTATTCTTGGATATGTATTGCCTTTCAACCAATCTGTTAAAGTAGTGTATTTAAACCCTAAATCAGCACATAGTTTATTTCTGTCTATTCCGCGACTATCCATTAGTCTTTGGAGATTTTGGGCCATAATTTCCTTATTGCCTAAATCACTCATCTCAAATTTCCTCTCTATAATAAATTCATAATAATTAATAACATAATACGATATTTCCGTAATAAATTCAATATTTAAACTAAAATTTTACGATAATTTACGGAAATTTAATAGACATTACGGTAAAACCGTAGTATACTCTAGTCATGATAATAAGTGATGTTAATAAGAAAGGAGGTAATTTATGAAGTATACACTTAGAATGCTCCGCGCATCCAAGTCTTGGACACAAGCTCAGGCCGCAAAAGAAATTGGCGTATCTACTGAGACATGGGGGAATTGGGAGCGTAAGCGATCTTATCCAGATGTTCCAAACATATCTAAGATAGAACAGGTATTCAATGTCGCTTATGATGATATTATTTTTTTATAGCTTATTACGGTTTTACCGTAAAATATTTAAATGAAAGGGGAAATATGTACAACAAAAGAACTGCTGTTATTAATGCAGTGATTAGTACCACATAACAAATCTTAGAAATTGTAAAGCTTATAGCTGAATTAGAAAAAGAGCACACTTGTGAGTGCACTCTCAATCTAGTCGTACGCTAATTATTTTTCAAAGGAAATATACATAATGTCATCGGAATGTAACAGATGGATTGTATTACCAATAAAAGTATATTGCGTTTGATATAACTTAAAGTTTTCAAAATCAGTAATATCAACTGGCTTTAAGTAGGCAGTTTCATGTTGGCGTATGAGTTGTAAGTTATCAATTCCGATATATTCGCCATCCTTTAATTTGATAGTCGCTTGCATATAATCACCTCCCTTCTAAGGTGATTATACAAACAATTATTTAAGAATACACAAAATATTCATGAAAAAATTATGAATACCTATAAAAAAGATATAAAGGAGGATTATTGTGGACAGGAATAAATTATGTATAACAGTCGCTGAGGCTGCTGAACTAGCAAGCGTTCCTCAAGACGTGATCCGTCAATGGGCAGCTGACTTTGATTTTCCGTCGATGAAGATAGGGGCCCGAGGTGGTAAACGATTGATTCATTTGGATTCGTTTAATGCATGGCTAGGTAAACGATGCCAGGCAAGAATAGGGGAATAGGGTATGAAAATGTTTTTAATCGCACTAGCAACTTGCATGGTGTTCATTTTGGAAGGGTCCGATATTCAAGGATATGACCTTTCAGATGGAGCATTATATTTAAGCTTCATCGCATCACTAATCTTGTTGTTATATACAGCATTTATTGAAAGGAGTGAATGATATGCAATCTATCATACAGGCAATGTTCTTCGTTGCATTGATTATGAGCGTATGTGCATTAATTAGTAGCATATTCGTATTAATGATGATTTAGTAGGTCCTACATGAAACGAGTTACATGTGCTAAGTGTGGAGTTAAATTAATTCCATATACTTACAGTTACATTTATGACGAGATAAATCGTAAGGCGATTAGAGTGTGCAAACCTTGCCACGATGAACATATTCGCCGTAAATGTAAAAAATGCTCGCACTCACGGCAATGAGTAACGAGCAAAGATAAAAAATATCCTATGTAAATTATACCAGATAAGGAGATAAAATGCCTGAAATAAAAGCAATAAAATCTAAACCTACTGTAAATGCATTTGACTTTAATTTCTTTGCAGATAACAAAAGCAAGCACGAATCATTACAAAAGGTAGCGATAGTTACTACAAATAGCTATATCAAACTTTCAATGCCGGCTTACAGAAAATTAAAAGGGCCTGAGTATTTCAAAGTTGGTATAGATATTAACAATAAAGTCATTTGTGTGGCGCCTGCGATTGCAACAGAGCCATATGTAATTAAGCCGACAGAGGTACAAATTAAAAAAAATACTATTTATATATCGAAAAGTCGTAGCGTAATTCGTAAACTCCAGGAAATTGGAATCCCTAAAATCGTTGAAGGGAAATTATTTGATGATGAATTACTGTTTAAATTCTAAAGGAGAAACTATCATGGAAAATCAAAATATCTTAACTATTAAATTCAATGACACAGAAGACCTTGCACTTAAAATCGCAGAATGGAATGGAATTTTAAACCATCAATGTTGTGGCAATTGCCACGATGAAAAGCACCCTGCTGAACAAGTAACAAAAGCAATGTGTGAAACTGCACCTAAAGCAGAGCCTACTACAAAGCAGGAAAAACAGAAAACTCCAGAAATTACGGATGACGACCTTCCAGTACTTCCTCTTGACGCTGATCCGTCGCCTAAAGCAGAATCACAACCTCAGCCAGTCGTTCAAGAAAAGGTTAAATCTGTTCCTAAACCAGAACCTGAACCAGAACCAGAACCTGCATTGGATGTAAGTGACGAACCCGTAGATAAAAAAGCCTTTTATAAAGAATTCCGCGCATGGATGGGGGAAGATGGTGTAAAGGCTAAAAAAGCGATTGCTGTTTTCGGTAAACATGGTGTTACTCGTCCATCTAGTGACTCTTTGACCGATGATCTTATCACCGATTTGAAATCCATCATGGCAGAGAAGGAGGCTTAAATATGTCTAAACAACAATTTAAAAGCCAAGCAGATATATGTAAGAAGTCGTTAGACGTGTTACGCAAAGCGATTGAACTGGACCCTGGTAATACTGAAGAATACCAAGCGGGTATTGCTTACACAGAGGGCGTTATGAAAGCATCTAATGCTATTGTAAAGGCCTTTGATGTGGTGTGTAAACCTTTGCCCGACGTTCCTAAAGAAAAAACGAAAGATCCTAAAAAGGAAGAAAAGCCAAAGCGTACCCGTAAAACTAAAACAGCCAAAGAACCTGCACCAGTTGATAGCAAACCAACTATAGAAGAAACGCAACCAACGGCTGAGCCTAGTGTAGAAGAAAATTCGAACATCTTTTCCATGTTCGACGATTAAGGCGGTGGCGTTCTGTGGAAACTGTGTCAAGTTTATATATCAGTAAAATGTTCGATAGCATCATAATTGAAAAACATTATGATGCTGCTTACACAACAATTCACCATTGCGATTGCAATCATACATTTGGCGGAACCTGGAATCGCAAATATAGCATGGGTAGCGGGTATTATACAGGTTCGAAATATTATGTGTGTCCTAATTGTGGCACTCGCTCCGAACCATATGTACACAAAGTGATATTAACATGTGATGACGAGGAATTATTTCCTAAAGAAATGTTTTTTGAGGTCATTAATTGCAAAGACTTTCTCGATCTTCGTATTAAATATAAAGGTATCCAGTTGTTTTGGGATGGAACATCTGAAGATGGCTCTTATAAAGAAGTCCTGCGTTTTGATTTCAAAGCCAGAAAAGCTTTTTATATCGATGAAGATAAGAGAAAACATGAGCTCACAGTCGAGTATATTCGTGAGTATGATAATCCGATTATGCCAATTTTAAAATACATAGGAAAATCCTATGCAGTTCATGGCGTTAATAAAGAACATTTGGCCAAACTCTTCAAAAGTCTGCGCCTAACGTTTGAAAAACGCTTGTCAGAGCAGTGTGGATATAAAGTAAAAGATGTTTATATCCCACATTCGATTAGTGAATATGGCGGATATGGGATTTCTATGTTGGTTAATATGATCTTAAAGCTTAGAGCTCCTGACATGCCTGCTGTCACTAAAATTATTAAAAGCAACATTAAATGGACTCCACGCTATTGGATTGGTTCCATAAGAGATCTGCATTTTGATGATTCGGTTTTAATTATGACTAAAAAGGGGACCGGATTCTTAGAAGCATTGCGAATTTATCATCGAGCTCCTGATAGTAAATTATTGCGTAGCATGATGGTTAATGACCCTATGATTGTTAAGCTATCAGATATGCTGAATGTTTTTAAAGACGAAAATAATCGAAGGACAATATTGACTCTTAATCGAGACAAAGGGTTTGATGATGTATCTGCGAAAATAATTAATGCAGCTCATTTAGATGAGAATATGGGTGTTAGGACTGAAAAAATACTTAATATGTGGCTTGGCCTTTCCAAACGATATGGTGAGCGAAATTTATTGCGATATTTGCTAAATGTCACTGCATCAGATATTAGGGATATTGTTAATATGTACAGTCAAATAACTGGTAAGTATATAGCTCAAGTTTGGAATACTAATTGCAAGTTAAAAGACTTCCATGATGTTGTAGTTAATATTTACAACAAGCAAGAGTACGGCGACGTAATGCTTCCAGAGGTTCCTCAACTACAAGCGGATGTAAACGGAATGCATTTTATAGTCCCAAGAACTGCAGCAGAATTAATGACTGCTGGTAAACGATTAAAAAATTGTGTGGGCTCATACCGGGATAGAGTCATGAAAGGAACTACGGCAATAGTGTTAGTTACCGACGATGCTATGAAGCCGGTTGCATGCCTAGAATTGGCCAATAAGGGTAAGAAGAAAGGTCGTCAAATATTTGACTTAGTGCAGGCGAAGCTCTTCGCTAATGAAGAACTAAAAAAGAATGCTCAAATTAATTCGACGGTAATGCAATGGGCCAATCAATTACAGATTGAGCCGCACACCATCGATGTGGATGCCACTGTTGTATAGGAGAATGATATGAAACTCACAAAATTAGAATTACTAAATTTTAAAGGGCTAAAGTCCTTTGCCATGAATATTAATGGCGATGTCGTAATCCGTGGTGATAATGCCACCGGGAAAACTACTGTGTTCGACTCAGTATGCTGGTTGCTGTTCGGGAAAGATAGCCTAGATAGAGCTGACTTCGAAATTAAGACATTGGATGGTGGCGAACCTATCCATAAAGTCAATCACGAAGTAACTGGGACCTTTACATTAGATGACGGCGGGACGATTGAATTACAGCGAGTATATCGTGAAAAGTATTCATCCCCTCGTGGTGGTGAAGTAACTCTCACCGGACATACGACAGACTATTTTGTCGATGGTGTGCCTAAGAAAGAAAAAGAATATAAAGAAATGGTTAGTTCACTTGTCGATGAAAGCATCTTCAAACTAATCACTAACCCTTTATATTTCAATGAGACGTACTCCTGGCAAAATCGTCGGAAGCTGCTCCTTGAAATGTGTGGCGACATTGATGATGCTGCTGTAATCAATAGCCGTGAAGACTTAAAACGTTTAGCAGAGTTATTAGATGGTCGGACAGTTGATGATCAACGCAAAGTTATTGCTAGCAAAAAAACGGCTATTAATAAAGAACTGGATATGATTCCGGTTCGTATTGATGAAGCTGTACGAAATAAACCTGAAGTTATGGCTAATAAAGATAAACTAATCAGTGATATTAAAACTTTATCAATTGGCATTGATGATGTTGAAAAACAAATAGCCATTATTAAAAACGGGTTTAGTGCTACAGAAAAGCAGTCTAAAATTCGTGACATTAATCGTCAATTAGATGTTAGACGTTCAGACATACTATCCGATTACCATAAACGCAAACAACATTTGCGCAGCGAATACGAAACGGCACTATCTAAATTAAAGGCGACTGAAGCTGAAAGAGATAGATGCATGGATAGAAGCAACGAGCTTGATAAAGAAATTGGGCGAGAAGCCAAACGCATCGAAACTCTAACATCTGAATTCGACACATTTAACTCTCAGCAGTTTAGTAAAGAGGCTTGCCCTACTTGCGGGCAGCAATTGCCGGCGGATAAGCAGGAAAAACTCGAGACAGAATTTAATGCTAATAAATCTAAAAAGCTTGAAGAATGGAAAGGCCTTATCGATAGTGCTGCTAAGTTAAAAGGAAATTATGAAGAGCAGCAGAAAACGATGGCGTTGAAAGCTGACGGATTAATAGATGACATTACCCTACAAAGCAAGGAGCGAGATATTAAACGTGAAGAATATGAAGCGTATTCTGAACCTAATGTCGAAGATGATCCTACATATGCTGACTTAAAAGCACAATTATTCTTGCTTGAGATTGAAGAGGAACCAGGTGCAGATACCGAAGAACTTGCAAGACTTGAGGACGAAATATCCTCTTTGAAATCTAAAAAAGCAAATCTCGAGACTGAATTGAATAAATTCAAATTGATTGATGATATTGAAAATCGTGTTATTGAATTGGAAAACCAACAGCAAAAACTTGTTACCGAAAAGAATGAACTCGATGAGGCATCATATCTTATGGATGAGTTCGTAAAAGCCAAAGTTAACATGTTGGAAGAAAGCATTAACGCAAGGTTTAAATTGGCTCGTTTTAAAATGTTCAACGTTATGCTAAATGGAAACGTTGAAGAATGTTGCGAAACAACCTATAAAGGGGTGCCATACCGTAGCATGAATAATGCTGCGAGAATTAATGTCGGATTAGACATTATCAATGCATTAACTAGCTATTATAAAGTTAATGCTCCAGTGTTTATCGATAACGCGGAAGCTGTTACTGACTTTATCCCTGTTAATAGTCAAACAATTAAATTGATCGTTGACGAATCAGAGCCACAACTTGTGGTTAAGGAGGTGTAAGTATGGCAAATAATCATAAAGTAATTATGAGTACAGATGAAATGGCAGCATACATTTATACTATTTTGTCTGAGCACGAGCTAACTGTAGGAGAATCGTTATCTTCGCTAAAAAAAGCAATTAAATTAGTTAACAAATCAGTATATTATGACCATTTAAAAGAAAGTGAGTATGAAGAATGCAATTAGTACCTATCAATGTTGTAGAAAATGCTCAATATGTAAGTGGTAGAGATTTACATATGTTTTTAGAAATTGGAACAGAATATAAAGATTGGTTCCCTCGAATGTGTGAATATGGTTTTGAAGTTGGTATAGATTTCAACCCGCTCAAAAAAGAGCGAGTTCAAATTGAAGGCAATCGAGAGGTTAAACGCATTATCACTGACCATGAACTTACAATTGATATGGCGAAGCAATTATGCATGCTATCTCGAAATGAAAAAGGCCGACAAGCTCGAGAATATTTTATTCAAGTTGAGAGGAATTGGAATTCTCCCGAAAAAGTAATGGCAAGAGCCTTGCAAGTCGCTAATAGAACGATAGAGAACTATAAGTTGTCTATCTCTATGAAAGATCAACAATTAGCAGAGTTGCAGCCGAAAGCCAATTATTACGATGTTATTTTGCAAAATAAAGAGTTGCTAAGCATTACTCAAATTGCTAAAGACTATGGGAAAAGCGGAACTTGGCTTAATAAATTTCTAGCCGATAAAAAAGTGCAATTTAAACAAAGCGGTGTTTGGTTTCTATATGCTAAATATGCAGATAAAGGGTATACATCAAGCAAAACATTTATTGATGATGTAGAAAAAGCACATATGCATACATATTGGACTCAAAAAGGCCGGCTATTTATATACGATTTGTTAAAGCAAAATGGAGTTTTTCCGTTAATTGAATTAGTAGATGCCGATAAAACGGCATAGGAGGTACATAATGGGTGAAGTAACAAAAGCACAAACTCAAACACCATCGCTTAAAACTATGGTGTCTAGTGAGTCGGTAAAGAAACGTTTTAATGAAATCTTGGGTAAAAAATCAGCAGCCTTTGTATCTAGTTTGATTTCTGTATCTAACAATAATGAACTTTTATCTAAAGCTGACCCTACTACAGTTATTACTGCAGGTGTGATGGCAGCCACTTTAGATCTTCCAATTAACCAAAACCTTGGGTTTGCTTATATTGTTCCTTTTTACAATAGCAAGAAGAAAATTAATGAAGCTCAATTTCAAATGGGTTACAAAGGATATATTCAGTTGGCCATGCGCACAGGTCAATATAAGACCATTAATGCTAGTGAAATATACGAAGGCGAAATTAAACACCATAATAAACTTACAGGCGAATTCGAATTGGGTGAGCGAACTGGTGATAATGTAGTTGGCTACATCGCTTATTTCAAACTCATTAATGGCTTTGAAAAGTATTTATATATGTCCAAAGAAGATGCTGAAGCACACGCTATAAAGTATTCCCAAACATACAAAAGGGGTTTTGGTCTTTGGAAAACTGACTTTGATGCAATGGCCATCAAAACAGTACTCAAACGTTTGTTAAGTAAATATGGAATTCTATCAGTCGAAATGCAGAACATGGCTAATGCAATCTCTGCAGATGGCGCCGTCATTCGTGATAATAATGGCGAACTCACCCCTGATTTCGAAGGTGAAACTATCGATGTTCAATCAGATGTGGCAGAAACCATCGCTAATAATGCAAATTCTGAAGCCATTGACATAGAACCTGGTCCTGCCAGTGAGTTTGTTAATCCTGAAACTGGCGAAGCAGTCAATATGTTTGGTGATTAATTGTGATTAGTATTCAAGCATTCGGTAGTAGCTCGAAAGGGAACTGCTACCGAATCAAAACCTCAACCAATGGTGATGAACTGCTACTGGATGCAGGATTATCATTTAAAGAAATTCAAAGGTATTGTCGCTTTAACTTTCTACACCTATGTGGCACGTTGCTCACACATCAACATGGAGACCATAGCAAGGCCGTAAATGATCTATTAAAGCTAGGTCATCGTGTATATATGCTAAAAGATACTGCAGATGCATTATATGTAACAGGGAACCATAAAGTCATATATATTACACCTAAGGTTCAATTTACGATAGGTAATTTTAGTATTCTACCTTTTGAATTAGAACACGACGTGCCTAATGTTGGTTTTTTGATTTCTGACGGTGAAGAGAAACTCTTATATATTACCGATACCTATTATTGCCGGTACACGTTTAAAGATGTTGATCACATCATGGTTGAATGTAACCACTCCTATGAAATTCTAAATCAACACGTAGAGACTGGGTACTTGGATGAAAAACGAATGGAAAGACTGATTCAATCTCACTTTTCATTAGAAAATGTTATTAAATTCCTGAAGTCAATGGACCTAACTAAGTGTCAAGATATACGACTACTACATTTATCTGACAGCAACTCCGATGCAGAAACATTCAAACGAGCGGTTCAAGCTGCTACCGGCAAATTAGTAATCGTAGAACAAGAAAGGAGCCCTTTATGATTATTAAATCAATAGCAATCACAGATAACGATATCAGCATTGCGTATCAAAAACCATCTGCTACAGGGTTAACAGATGTATTCACGCTAAAACCTAAGGATGATCCACGTCCTGAACTTCTGCAAGCATTCAGTAAACTGCAGTCTATTGTGAAGAAGAACTTTGAATTCTTGGAAGAATTTAAAATTCCATTTTTGGTAAATACATTTAAATTTAAGTATGGCGACATTGAAGGCCTTATTAACCAGGTTGGCGTTGAAGGTATCGTGTCTGACATAAACACCCCTAACGAATTTAAATTTAAAACGAACTGGTTAAATGTTGAATATGCAGACTCTACATTTGCGATCTCCGTTCAAGATTTAATCGATGAATGCATTAAGTTCATTATGGGACGTCGAGCCCAGGATAATTTATTTAACGACAATGAAGAGTGATAAAAATGGCGAAAAACCAATCATACTACTTTAGTCATGATATCAATGCGAGTAATGATCCTAAAATCGCTGCTATGATTTCAGAATTAGGAATGATTTCCTATGCATGGTGGTGGATATTGATTGAAAAATTAGCCGCAGCAGATGACTATAAATTGCCACTAAAAAAATATACATTCGTCGCTTTGGATAATGAATTAAGGATGAATAATGAACAAATTTTAACAAGTGTTCAACAAGTGTTCAACAAAAATCAACACGTGTTGGAACAAAATTCAATGTGTTCATTTTGTTCATTTTTGTTAATTTATTTGTTGATTCATGACTACGAATTATTGGACTGTGATGACGAATATTTTTGGTCACCCAGCTTAATTCGAAGATTTGAATTTAAAAAAGTGAAAGAGGAAACTATCCGCGAAAAACGTAGGTTGGCGGGCCTTAAAAGTGCGGAATCTCGAAAAGCAAAAAAACAAAATTTAACACATGTTCAACAAAATTTAACACATGTTCAACAAAATCAACTAATAAAAGAAAAGAAAAGAAAAGAAAATAATATAGAGAGAGATACGCGCGCGCGTGAAGATGAAAATCCTCTATCTATGTTTAAAGATGATGAAGAAAAAAATAAACCTATTTACGAATTGTATATGAAATCAATTGGAGTTGTATCACCTACTATTAAAGAGCGATTAGATGATCTAGTTGAATCATATGGCAAAGAACGAGTCATTGTTGCTATTAACACCACAGCTGATAACGGTGGCAATAGTATCAAGTATGTTGAAACTGTCACGGCAGGGAATCTAAAGCAGGAGGTGCAAAAGGATTTTGGAGCAAGCAAATGTAACAGCAATGCTAGAGGAGCATCTCGAAAAAATTCGAGAAAGGACGAAGACGTCGACTGGGAAAAAGAATATCAAAGAGTCCACGGTAAAAAATGAGTTCTTTTACCCGGTCTACGATGAACCAGTAGTCATTCAAACTAACGTTAATACCACCTATGCTGCGGTCGGGATACCGAAGCGGTATTATGATATGGATTTTGACTGGTTACGCAAATACGGTAGTTTTCCAAAAGAGAACGCTGAAGCTTACGACGTAGTTAAAAAGTACTCTGATAATCTGAAAGCTAATCTTGATTCTGGCAAGGGCCTCATATTAAGGGGCCCCGCTGGTACCGGTAAGACATCAATTGCGGTGAGCATCCTAAAACAGGTTATGGAGCTAGGTAAAGGATGTCTAATGATTTCCATGCCTAATCTATTAGATACCATGCTTGCATTGTCTAAGGGCGACAATGTGGCTTATCTAAGATTTGAGCAAAAACTTAGAAATATCCCATTGCTATTACTTGATGACTTTGGAGCTGAGTATTCAAAATCTGATTGGGTACCATCCAAAGTTGAAAGCATCATTATTGATCGCTACAACCGGATGAAACCCATCATTCTCACGACGAACTATAGTGATGCTTGGACTGAAAAGAATTATAGTCAAAGGGTGTATGACCGCCTACGTGGAGAATATGCTGTGGCTATATTCAATGGAGAGTCTCACCGATGAGAATCGTATTACGATGTCAGTTCAGGTTTAGGAAGAAAACCCATGACCGGTTCCCAACATTGAATGAGTATATTGACTGTGAACGTGGCTCGACTATAGCAGCTGCAGCAATGAAGAAGAAATGCACTGAGCAGGTTCGCATACAATGTGAAGAGCAAAATATACCGGCTGTAAGTGGGAAAGTAGACCTACTGTTTGAATGGCATTCTTCAACAAGGCATGATCCTGATAACGTGGCATTTGCCAAGAAGTTTATTCTTGATGGATTGCAAGCTGCAGGCGTGCTTGAAAACGATAACAGAAAGTTTATCGGCACAATGGCTGATGAGATTATTCAGGATGATGAAAATTTTGTAATTTTACACATTACTCAAAACATGGGGATATTCTTGTGATTATAAAATTAGTGGAGGTATAAAATGACTGTTAAAGAGTTAGAAGAAGCCTTGAGCAGAGTAGAAAACAAAGACATTGAAGTTATAATGTATGACGAAATGTTTGGCGGTTCTGAAATAGAGCATGTTATTCATCAACCGGAAGAGCCAAGACTAAATTTTAAAGAACGTGTAGAACTATTGATTGGATGTGAGATTGATGCTAGTCGAAGATAAAAATAAATGGTGCTGGGTCGATGACTACGGAAATGCAGGAGATCCACAAGATACAATACAAGAGGCCATCGATGATCTTATGGGGTATGAACCTGATTTAAAAGAGGTATGGCTCACAGATGAATATGAACGAGTTGTGAGAATAGGACATCCTAATTATTACACTCCAGAAGTTGATGCAGAACGAGTGATTGAAGACATTATCAATTATGATATTGATGATGAAATAGCTGAGTGGGCTTGTGATTATTTATCAAATGTTAAGACTGAACATATTGATGAGCTAAGCGCAGCTTTAACAAAGGCATTCCGTGATTGGGAAAAGAAATATGGCTATGAAAATAAAGGTCATGTGGTTTTAGAAACAAAATCGTACCCTGTTGATAGCAAAGGCAGGCTTATTGTAGTTTAAATGCTGATCATATTTAATTATTTCTTATGAAGCTGGTATACAAATTCGGACTAAAACATAAAATAACTTGTAAAGGGGGAAACATATTTGAATGAATATGATATTGAGAAAATCACAAGATTGGCCACAGAGGTGGCAACTAAAACTTACTATGAATTAGCCAAACAAGAAAATGCGCAGCTTGGTCGCAAACTTCGACACAACACGATCAAGCTGTTAAAACATTACAGTCAATTACAATCCTACGTAGACAATGCTATCTCGGATTCGACACAAGCCGAGGATATATGGCTCAATGAATTATTGGCAGATATGTTCGACGATAATAGTATCGTTAGGGTAAATGCCATTGTTAAGAGCAAAGAAAAAACAGCATTGATGATGAGGCATGTGAATAATATGCTAGACATCTATGCTGAGAAGTGCAGCGAGAAACAGTTTAAGTATTGTGAATGCGTGCGACGTTATTATATTGATGGTGAAACATTAGAAGAGATTGCTGAATCATTCCCTGAAAAACCTGATGTGCGTACTATCCATAGGTACGTTGCAAGGGGAATTGAAGAACTATCCGTACTTCTATGGGGAGTGATAGGGCTCAATACGAAATTGTCATAAAACTGTCATAGACATGTCATTCTTGACAATTTATAATGATAGTGTGAGTTAATGGGAAAACAAATACTCTATCTCTCAACGACACAGTGAAACCTAGAACACTAAAACGGAAAGACCACTTAATCTATACGGTTAGGTGGTCTTTTTGTATGCGAATTTAAGGAGGCGAGGTGAATACGATTGACTGATGTGTATTGTGAAAAGAGACGATGCTTAAACAATGTTAAGGGTTGGTGTAAAGCGAATGGCATTCATATTGATCATATGTGTAAATCGTATGCACCCTCACATTCTTTAATCAAAACTAAAACGGCGAAGGTGCATAAAGATCGCGGTAAGTATAAACAAAATAAAGGTGTGTTGAAGTAGCCAGGAGGTGAGATAGTGGCTGCATTAAAAAATATACGACATGAAAAATTTTGTCATGAGTACATCAAGGATATGAATGCGACACAGGCTGCTATTCGCACTGGTTACTCTAAAAAAACGGCCAAAATGCAAGGTAGTCGTCTGATGACCAATGATGACATTAAATTAAGGGTTGCCGAGCTTAGAGACGCTTATTTAGACGAAAATATCATGACAGCGAAACAGGTTGAATATGAGCTTACAAGAATTGCACTTGGACTATCAACCGAAAAGACCGTTGTGATTGAAGGACAGGGAGATGGATGGTCGACAGCTCGTATCATGGATAAGCCTCCGGATGAACGGTCCAGGCTAAAGGCGCTTGAACTTATGGCCAAACGACACCGGATTCTATCTGGTGACACAACCATCGATGTACAACCAGTAATCATCGTAGGCGGTGATGAGATTGCCGATTAAATGTGAAAAGGTCTATCTGCCTGATATCATCGGCAAGGGATATGGAGCATTTTGGAAGTTTAAAGGCCGCTATAAAGTAGTTAAGGGCAGTCGTGCCAGCAAGAAGTCATCTACGCAATCATTAAAAGTGATTGTGGAGATAATGGAAAATCCTGCGATTAATTGGTTAGTAGTGCGTAAGACAGAGCGGACTCTTCGTGATAGTTGCTTTGCACAACTTAAATGGGCAATGAGGCAGCTAAAGGTAGAGAAGTATTTCAAATGCTCTGTGTCACCGCTTGAAATCACCTATATACCAACTGGACAAAAAGTCCTGTTCCGTGGGCTTGATGATCCATTGAAGGTAACATCTATCACGGTTGAAGTTGGTGCGTTGTGTAGGCTTTGGATAGAAGAAGCCTACGAGATTATGAGCGAGGATGCTTTTAACAAATTGGATGAATCCATTCGTGGACAACTGCCTGAGGGAATGTATCATCAAGTGGTTTTGACTTTTAACCCGTGGTCTGATAGGCACTGGTTAAAGAAACGTTTCTTTGATGAGCCTAGTCAAAATGTGCTGGCTTTGACGACCAATTATATGTGTAATGAATTTCTTAGTGAGTCAGACTTAGCGCTTTTCGAAGAGATGAAAAAGAACCCTAAACGGTACCAAGTAGCTGGCTTAGGTAACTGGGGCGTGGTTGAAGGCCTTGTATATGAAAATTGGCGCGAATTAGCTTTTAATGTTAGTGACATTAGAAGTCAAGAAGGCATAAAATCAGCATTTGGGCTCGATTTTGGTTACACAATAGATCCTACAGCACTAGTGTGCATGCTAGTTGATATGGAGAATAAGAAAATCTACATATTCGACGAGCTATACGAAACAGGGTTAACCAATCAACAATTAGCATCTCGTGTTATCGACATGGGCTATGCGAAAGAAAAGATTCGAGCCGATAGTGCCGAGCCTAAATCTATTGAGGAACTGTACCAGGCGGGTCTCAAAGGGATAACTAGGGCGCGCAAGGGCAAGGACAGCATATTAAACGGTATCCAGAGAATACAAGACTACGAATTGATTGTTCACCCAAGATGCGTTAATGTGCTGCGTGAGTTATCCACGTACCAATGGGCGAAGGATCGCTTTGAAAAATACACAGGAAAACCTGAAGACGAAAACAACCATGCTATGGATGCTATGCGGTATGGTTTGGAAGATATTAATGTAGAAAGGTGGTCGTTTGATTGATACTATCTCAGTTATGGGACCGTATTATAAAAGGTTCAGCTACGATGTCAGAGCGAGAATTCTTGCGGGTGCAACTTCGTAATTTCTTAGCTAGCGAACAACGCAAAACAATGGTTACTGCTATTGATTATTACAATGGGAAGCATGACATTCTAACTAAGCAACGATATGTTGTTGGTGAGGGTGGCAAGCAACTTGCGTTACAAGGCGTGCCTAATAATCAGATTGTAGATAATCGATTTGATGATCTAGTTGACCAAAAAGTTAATTACTTATTGTCTAAGCCGTTAGATATTAATGTAGATGATGATGAATTAGATAAGTTGTTTGGCATTCAATTTCAACGGATGTTAAAGTCTGTTGGGAAATTTGCCACTATGGCTGGCAAGGCCTATATTCATCCCTATATTGGTGTTGACGGAGCTCTTAAATTCAAAATGATGAAACCGCATCAGGTGTTACCATTTTGGGCTGATGAAGAACACACGCAACTGGATGCATTTTTGTACCTTTACGATATTGAATATTACACCGGAACGGAAACTAAAACTATCCATAAGGTAGAGTATTATACTCCAACAGGCATTCAATATTATGTTTGGGATATGGAACGACTAATTCCTGATGCAGATAAAACAAACACAGCTAACTTTGCTATTGATGATAAGCCGTATAATTGGGAACGTATTCCATTGATCATGTTCCGCGCTAATGAATTCGAGCAACCACTTATTATCAAAGTGAAATCACTTCAAGATGCGTTAAATAGATTGCTTTCTAACTTCCAGGACAACATGGAAGAGGATATCCGCAGCACAATTTTGATTTTGCAGAACTATGACGGACAGAACCTTGCCGAATTTCGACAAAATCTAGCCACATATGGTGCTATTAAAGTACGCACGGTTGATGGTGTTAATGGCGATGTAAAAGCGCTTAAAATCGAAGTGGATAGTGATAACTATCAGTTACTGATAAATCTTTTGCGTAAGGCTATTATTGAAAATGGACGAGGATTTGATGCTAAAGATGATCGCATGTCAAACAATCCTAACCAAATGAATATCATGTCCATGTACTCTGATATTGATTTAGATGCCAATGAAATGGAGTTGGAGTTTAAATCTAGCCTGCATGACTTGATGTGGTTCGTTAACACATATCGCGGTTTAACAAATCAAAATGCAGTTGAAGAAGTCGACTTTATATTCAATCGCGACTTACCTATCAATGAAGGCGATACAATTAAAAACTGCAAGGATTCAGTTGGCATTATATCCAATGAAACTATTATTGCAAATCATCCTTGGACAAAAGATGCCGCTGAAGAGTTAGAAAGATTGAAAAAAGAACAATCTGAGATAACAGCTGATTTTGTTGTACCGAATGGCGGTGAGGCTCATGGTGAATGAGTACTGGGAAAAGCGATATGAGCATCTGCTTGATGAATCGTTCAAAAAAGCCAATCTTACTGATGAAGAAATTAAAGCTAATTATGCTAGGGCATTGCGTCGAATAGAGAAAGCTATTAATGACTGGTATCGCCGATTTGCTACAGAAAATGGCATACAATTAGCCGAAGCTAGGAAGTTATTAAATGCTTATGAAATGAAAGCGTTTAAAATGGATTTAGCTGAATTTAAGGCTGAGGCAAAGAAGCTAGGCGTATCTGAAGAACATCAACAAATGCTATCAAATGCATCAATTCGCGAGCGACTAAGTCGAGAGCAAATGTTATACATTAATGTAATTCACGAAATTGAAATGCTATCCCAAAGGCAAAATATCTCAATTAAAGACTTATTACAAGATGTGTATCAATCTTCCGTATACAAAACGGCATATACTGCTCAGACACAACGAGGATCCTATTCTAATATTAATACGATTGATAGCAAGCGTATCGATAGCGTCGTTCATAGCCAATGGGCTAGTGATGGGCAAGATTTTAGTACCAGGATATGGAGTGATACGTCAAAACTGGTTGCAAATTTACAGAATGACTTTACTCAGGCCCTTATTATTGGACAAGGTGCCGATACGATGGCAGATAATCTGAGTAAGCGAATGAAAACATCGTACAGCAACGCTAAGCGCTTAGTTGAAACTGAGACGGCAAGGGTGCACGAACAAGGCTTCCTTGACAGCATGAAAGAACTTGAAGTCGAGGAGTTAGAAATATTAGCTACCTTAGATAGTCGCACATCACCAATCTGCAGACGGATGGACAGAAAACGAGTGAGATTAGTCGATGCTAAACCAGGCGTTACTGTTCCTCCGTTTCATTGCTATTGCCGGTCTACAACAATCCCATATATCCCTGAGCTCGAAGGTGAAACACGTACAGGGAGAAATCAGAATGGCAAGAGTACCGATTTTGACGGAGCTATCACGTACGATGAATGGGAAAAAGAATATATTAATTAGCAGCGGAAAGCTGCTTTTTTTATTGCCATTTTAGTATTGTTGGGCGATAACTAACAAGACCGTAGACGTGAGGTGTAGCTCACGAAAATAAAGCGAAATGGGTATTTTATTTAAGGAGGTCACTATGACTAAGGAAGAATTATTAGCATTAGGATTAACTGAGGAACAGGCCACTAAAGTAGTTGAGGACTACGGCAAGAATTATGTTTCTAAGGATCAATTTAATTCTAAGAATGAGGAGCTTAAATCCGTTAAAGGCGAATTAACGACTCTTAATGGCGAAATTGATAACCTCAAAAAATCTAATGCAGATAATGCGGAGCTTGCGAAACAAATTGAATCAATGAAAGCTGATGCAGAAACCCGCAAGAATGAATATGAAGGTAAAATTGCTCAGTTAGAAATTGACAATCTTGTGAACGTAGCATTATCAAACGCAAAAGCTAAAAATAATGTTGCCGTCCGGGCTCTATTGGATTTAAAAGATGCAAAAGTAAAGGACGGCAAAATCAAAGGATTAGATGAACAACTTGCTGAAGTCGCGAAAGCTAATCCTTATTTATTTGGAGAAACGCCTGGTCCTAAAGGCGTAGCACCAGGCAACCCTGGCGGCAAAGCACCAAGTGGCGCAGTAACTAAAGAAGACTTCGCTAAAATGACGTACTCTCAACGGGCGGAGTTATATTCCAAAAATATCGAACTTTATAATTCATTAACAGGAGGAAACACTAATGAATAAACAATTCTCTTTTGATTTGCAAACATTCGCAGATGGCCCAACTAAAACGGCTAATGTAATTAATCCGCAAGTTATGGCTGACATGGTGTCCGCAGGCTTACCAAAAGCAATTAAATTTACACCAATTGCTAAAATTGATGACACTTTGACTGGTGCACCTGGTAACGAAATTACAATCCCGGCATGGGGATATATTGGTGATGCTGAAGATATCGCGGAAGGCGTAGAAGTTACCGCAACTCAAATGTCTGCATCCACAATTAAAGCAACAATCAAAAAAGCAATGAAACGTGTTGATATTACAGACGAATCTAAATTGTCTGGTTACGGCGATCCAGTAGGCGAAGCCACTCATCAACTGCGTTTATCTTTGGCGTCTAAAATTGACCAAGATGTAGTAGCAGTTCTCGGTGGTGCGACTCTTACAATTACTGACACAAAAGCTATTTCCTATGCAGGTGTAGTTAACGCAGTGGACAAATTAAACGAAGAAGACTACGTTGAAAAATATTTATTCGTTGCACCTTCTCAAATCACTGCGCTTCGTAAAGATCCTGATTTTATCGACAAAACAAAATACGGCAATGACGTGATGATGACTGGTGAAATTGGCATGATTGCTGGTTGTCGTGTTGTAACATCTCGTCGCATTGATGATTCTAAAGCTAATATTGATAACTTCATTGTTGGCGTAACTGCAGAAGTGGAAGATGGTACCCCTGTGTTACCTGCTGTAACAATTTACATTAAACGTGACGTTATGATTGAAACAGATCGTGTTCCTGAAAAAGGCTTAGATAAAATTGTGGCCAATGAACACTATGTTGCTGCATTGACTAATCAATCTAAAGTCGTAAAAGCTACATTTAAAAAATAGTAGGTGATCACAATGACCACGAAAGAGATGGTTTTACAGCTCCTTGAATCGTGGCTTGGGTATGATGCAATTTCTGATGGAAATATCATTGAGTATGTGATTAATGCGGAAACGCAACATATCCTCAATGATATTAATCAGAAAGAATTACCTAGCGAACTACAACACGTGCTTGTATACCGTGTAATTGGTAGCTATATCACCACAAACAAAAATAAATTGATTGAAACTGATGGGGAAATGGCAAGTTCCATTAAAATGGGCGACACTGAAGTTCAATTTAAAGGAACCGACAAGGCGTCCCGTCTCCAAGAATTGGCCACCGCTTTGAGTGGATATGGAAGGGGTGACCTAGCATGCTTCCGACGGCTAAGATGGTAAATCTTGCTAGACGTCAATTAGAACGTTTGTATGATTGTACTTGTTATGTTATCTCTGAAATCGATGCGATGGACCCTGACACTGGAATTATGAATAAAACCTCCAGGCGTGAGGGTCCATTTCCTTGTAGAATAAGCTATAAAACGCTTTCCACAGGACAGTCTTCTGAAATCGCAAAATTTAGCACCGTTACAGTGCTTTTTATTGCTCCAGAAGTAATCATACCGAGGGGAGCTAGAATCGAGCTCGTAGGGCGAAATACAAAGCAGCTTTACCGCAGTGCTTCGATTTCGGCACGATATGACACCCACCAAGAGGTGCAACTCGAAAATTTAGAGGTGCATTGATATGGGTGTTGAATTTGATCTAAAAGAATTTGCTGCATTTAATAGTAGTTTAGTCAAATTAAGTCAATCAGGGAATCTTCAAAAATTCAACAAACAAGTTTTGAAGGAATTGTCTGGGGTGTATGTACGAGAAGCTAAGCTAAACACTCCAGTCGGAAAGCGTTCTGTTAAATTCATGCAAAACGGCCAAGTACAAACAAAGTACTTTGATAGTGAGCATACTCGCCAATCGTGGAGTGTTGGTGGATATCGACTGGACGATAGAACCGGACGGGTTAGGGTGTTCAATACATCCTCTTACGCCTCGTTCCTTAATGATGGCCACCGGCAAGAAGTTGGGAGATTTCTTCCGTGGATAGGCCAATCTAAAGGCGGTGTAATGCAGGGTGGCAGATTAAAAAAGTCTTGGGTAGACGGTGCGTACATGCACGAAAAGGCAGAAAATGTAGTCAGCAAGAATGCTAAACGTATTATGGAAATTACATTAAAGAAATGGATTGAAGAACATGGTGGATTCTGATGTATTAACAGCCGTATCTAAAACGGTACATAAGGCATTAAACGCGCCAATATACCTTGAGTTCAAAGAGAATAATATGACATTCCCATGTGTTTATATTAAGGTGATTGAACCTAGTATGGGTAGACATGTAGGGGAGCTGTATAATAGCTCTTTGGATTTAGACATCATGTATTACGCCAATAATCTTGATGTGGTTACAGATACGAGAAAACTCATTGATATTCCGAGTGTGCTATATCAACTGCTTGAATTTGTACAAGTTGGGGAACGTACGATTATGGGTACCGGAATGAAATATAAGATTTCAGACGGAGTGCTGCATTTCTTCGTTACGTATGAAAACATACTACGGAAAGTGGGCAAGCCAATCGAGCAGATGAAACATATGGAATTAACAGAAAGGTTAAAAGATGGCTAAAGAAACGCAAGCAACACAAGTGCCGGTTCAAGATGAACCACGCTTTAGTGTTGAACAAATTGTACAGTCAGAAACGTATGGCCGTTATGCGGACTTACTAAATGCTGTACTCGATACTTCTGTGATGTATACTCACAAAGAAATCGAACAACTGTTAGCGCGAGAACTATCGCGCGTTGTTATTGTTGATATTAATGAATAGGAGGCTAACATATGGCTTTAGGCGGCGGTACATTTTTGTTTTATAACAAAGTAATGCCAGGTACATATATTAATTTCGTATCTAAATTGCGTGCTAGTACAGATGTATCTGATCGTGGTTTTGGTGCGATGATGTTGAGCTTAGATTGGGGTCCAACAGGCGAAGTGTTTCGCGTTGATAGTGACGATTTTCAAAAATCTTGTCAAAAAATCTTTGGTTATGATTATGCTCATGAAAAATTAAAAGGTCTGCGTGACTTATTCATTGGGCTCAAAACAGGTTACTTTTATCGCTTGAATAGCGATGCTGTAAAAGCGGCCAATGCGATTGCTACTGCTAAATATGGCGGTATTCGTGGTAACGATTTAGGAGTATCTATTCAGGCAGACCCTGACAATAGCGGCAAGTACGTTGTAACGACATACCTCACAAGTGAAGGTGTTCGTAAAGTAGTGGCTGAACAACGCAATATCAGTGTAATTGCAGATGTTGCATCTAATGATTATGTAGACTTCAAAAGTTCTGCTCAATTAACCGCTACTGCATACACCCCATTGACCGGTGGTTCTAATGGCGCAGCAATTACAGCTCAAAACTACCAAGATGGATTAGGGATGTTAGAGCCGTACTACTTCAATACGATTGGGTATGCTGGTGCGGACGACACAATCAAGTCCTTGTTAATTAACTTTACTAAACGTGCGCGAACAGAAACTGGAGCTAAGTTCCAATTGGTTATTCACGGAAAACAAAAAGTTAACGATGAAGGTATCATTTCTGTATTAAACGACGTTACTGATACTGGTGCAGAAAAAGGCTCTTTAGTGTATTGGACACTAGGTCAAGAAGCCTCCTGCCCTATTAATAAATCTGTAACTAATACTATCTATAATGGCGAATATACTGTTAATGCTAAGTACAAACAATATGAATTACAACAAGCAATTACAAATGGTATGTTTGTGTTCCACACAGTATCTGACTCTGTAAGTGGAAATATCCAAGGTGATGTCCGCGTGTTGAAAGACATCAATACATTTACTGAATTTAGCAAAGAAAAAACACGTGACTTTGCTATGAACCAGGTAATTCGAGTTCTTGATAATTGGGCAGTTGATTCTGCGCGTTTATTCAATAGAACTTATCTTGGTAAATCTCAGAATGATCAAATTGCTCGTGAGGCTCTTTGGAATGACTTGGTAGCGTTGGCCGAAGAATACGCTCGTGTGCGTGCAATTCAAAACTTTACAGATAAGGACATTCCTATCCCTAGTCAAGGCGAACATAAAGAAGATGTTCTTGTTGACGTCCAATTGCAACCAACTGTTGCAATGGAAAAATTATATATGACTGTTGTAGTGGCGTAGGAGGTAACATATGGCAGATGAAATTTTAGATGCTTTGAAAACGATGGAAGCAGCCGATGTCATTTCTTCCAAATTGGCATCTTGCTATATCATGTCCGACGGCAATAGATACTTGCTGTTCCAGGCTAAGAAATTAAGCGCAAAAATCAAAAAAAATAAAGAAAAAGTAGCTATTCTGGGGCGCATTGGTGCTGGTAACAAGTCCACTTCTGTTGAATATAGTGGCAGCTTAACGATTTACCATAATACAGCATTGTTTGATAAGATGGTTGAAAAATACTTAAAGACTGGTGTTGATACTTACTTTGACATGCAAGTAGTTAACCATGACCCAACGTCTAAGGCTGGTCGACGCTCTGTTATTTTGAAGGGGGTAAATCTTGATGAATTAACAGCAGCAGAATTCGATGCTGACGGTAAATATATTGAGCAAGAACATAACTTCACTTATGAAGGTGTTAAATACGTTCAACACTTTAATGAATTAGACGGGATGCAAGCCTAGTGCTTGCTCCCTTTTTTATAGGAGGTTTTTACAATGGCTGAAAATTTAAGCGCATTTCTTAAACAAAACGTTGATGTAGTCAATGAAACAGAATATGTAGCATCTAAACGTATCAAAGTGAATGGCGAGCCAGTAGCTTGGAAGATCAAAACGCTAGCTACTGAAGAAACAGAAAGAATGCGTAAGAAATATACTAAGCGTATTACTGACCGCATCACTCGTCAATCTGAAGAACGTTTCGACGCAACTGCATACAATGAAGATGTGCTATCTAAGGCAATCACGTATCCTAATATTTATGATGCGGAACTTCAAGATAGCTGGGGCGTTACCGAACCGGTTGATCTAGTAAAAGCAATGCTCACACCAGGTGAATACGCTGACCTTTTGGCAGCAGTAACAGAAGCCCAAGGCTATGATGTCGGCATGGAAGATAAGGTAAAAGAAGTAAAAAACTCCTAGAATCCAATGAAACAGAAACGATGTTCGCATATTTGGCATTTGTTAAATACCATATGCGACCTTCTGTTTTTGCGGATATGGACATGAATGAAAAGGCTGTAGTAATTGCCTTTATTCAGCAACATGCTAAGGATGAGCAAGATGAAATGAATAAGGCAAAAAGGGGGTAACGAATGGCTACACTTTCTAACTATATAAGCCTCTCAACTAATATTCCTAATGCTATGAACGCAGCCGCAAACGCAACAACTAAAGCCTATCAATCTATGAATACGCTCCATAATAAGATGAATGGCGTATCGAGTGCTAGTGAAACACTAAAAGCTAGCATGGGTGGTATCATGAATAGCTTTGCCGGCAACCTGTTGGCTAGTACTGTAATGAACGGCGTTGGTGCTATAAAAGGCGCTATCGAATCAATCCAAGATACTGCTACGGAATGGGCACAGGTGCAAGCTCGCCTTAAATTGGTGGCTGGGAGCCAGGAAAACGCTATTTACCTAAATAAGCAGATATTTGAATCCGCACAACGTGCAAGAGGCGGTTATTTGGAAATGGCGGACGCTGTAATCCAGGTATCTCAATCTGCGCATGATGCATTCCCAGACCCAAGAAAAGCCGTAGAATTCATGGAAGGTATCCAAAAGGTATTCGCTATTGGCGGTGCATCGAAAGAAGCACAAAAGAACGCCATGCTTCAGTTAACGCAAGGTTTGGCCAGTGGACAATTACAAGGTGACGAATTCAGGTCTATTGCTGAAAACGCGCCTATGATTGAAAACATCATTGCTAAGTCTATGGGGGTATCCCGTGGCGAACTTAAGAAGCTAGCCTCTGAGGGCAAGATTACTGCTGAAGTAATTAAAAACGCTATTATGAATAACTTGCCTGAGATTGAAAAGCAGTTTGAGTCGCTCCCAAAAACATGGGGCGATCATATGCAGTCGATTAAGAATAAAGCTATTCGGGCGTTCGAACCAGTATTCCAGCGAATATCCGATCTTGCTAACAGCGAGGGCGTCCGTGAGTTAGTTGACAACGTAACTGGAGCTATTCAAACTGTAGCACCAGCATTCTATTGGCTCGTAGGAGTTATAGGTGAAACGATTAATACTGCAGTATGGGCGTTCAACACGTTATCTAATTTTGTTAGACAGCACTCGTCTATCATGTATACAGCGATGATAATATTGGGCGGCGTTATGGCGTTTTATGCAATCCGAGCCGGGATAGCAGCCGGAAGAACAATTCTCGCTGCCGGTGCTATGGCAATTAAGGCCGTAGCAGATTGGGCGGAAACTGCGGCCCTTCTAGCAATGATCGTAGCTCAAGAAGGATTGAACGCCGCTTTATATGCGTGCCCTTTAACATGGATAATCGGATTAATTGTTGCAGTTATAGTCATAATCTACTTAGCGGTAGAAGCTATTAACTATTTCTGTGAAGCGAATATTAGCGTGCTAGGAATCGTAGTTGGCGCTTTTTGGGCGTTCGGTTCCGCTATTTTCAATGTGTTTGCATTGGGCTGGAATATCATCGCAGCATTTGTTAATTTCTTGGCCAACGTATTCAAAGACCCATTACATGCAGTCGGCAACTTGTTTATCGACATATGGAACGGCATTTGGCAATTTGTGAAAGCTCGGATTAACGATATCATTGATGCGATCAATAAAATCCCTGGTGTAAATATCGATAAAGTCGGCGGGTCTACTGGCGTACTAGAACGATTTGAGATTGCTGGCGGTGAAACCACTGTCATGGGCAAGATGGATTATTCTAGTGTTACAGGAGCTTTTGGGGAAGGCTACAACATTGGGGCTAACCTTAGTCTTGGTGATTTGATGCCTAATATGCCTAACATAAAAACTCCTCAAGAGTTCGACCCTAGCAAAATTACTCCAGGAGCAGATCATGATGCGGCCAATAAGACTAAGAAAAATACAGGTAAGACTGCCAAAAACACCGGCAAGATTGCCAAGTCTATCGACATGACAAATGAGGAAATCAAGGCACTTCGTGAAAGCGCTATCGATAAGTCGTTGAAGAAATGGCAAGATGCTAATATCATTCACATTCAAATGAATAACGATGTGGAAATAAATAACGGTACAGATTTAGACGGCTTTACAAGTCAGATTTCAAAAGGCTTGAAAGACGCATTTACAATTCAACGGGAGGGAATCTAAATGTATTACTTCTATATGGGAACGATGCAAATACCGATTCCCCCTAAGGAATTGGTTACAACAATAAATGGTAAAAATGAAACAATGGATTTGCTGGGGAAAGGTGAAGTGAATATTATAAAGCCCGCTGGGCTCACTGATGTGGCTTTCAAATTTCTCTTACCTAACTCTGACTATCCATTTAACGAATCTATGTTATTTAAATCTAAAAAGGCTAAATATTACATAGATGAGTTAGAAAAACTTAAGACCACTAAGACTGTATTTCAATTCATTGTAGTTCGGATGAAACCAAACGGACAAATGCTGGCAATGACTAACATGAAGTGTACACTCGAAAATTACATTATTGAAGAAGATGCTGACAATGGTTTCGATTTATATGCTAATGTTTCGCTTAAGCAGTGGAAGCCGTGGGGGGCTAAACGAATTGAAATCAAGACTGATAAAGATGGTGTTGCAAAAGGTAGTGTTAAACAGGATCGGCCTGTAGATGGCAAAGTAGTAGCTACTCAAGCTAAAGCATCTAAAGGGCAAACACTTCAGCAAATTGTTAAAAAGCAATTAGGGAATACAGACAATCTGTTCCAAATTGCTGCTCTTAATAAGATTGGAGTTCCTGCTATTTTAGGGGTGGGTCAAGTTATCCAGCTTAAAAAAGAAGGTGGTAGTGAATGGCTGTAAATGAAACTAAAACTGCTGAGCAATCTCAAATTAACGGTACTATCACTCCGATACCTATGCCAGCACAACTACACTATGAGTTAACCATTAGGAATAAGGATACTGGCGACTTATGGTTAGTTGAGCCACAGGATGACGTACAAATCACTAGAGCTGTTGACTGTGTGCCTAGTAAGATGACCTTCAAAGTGCCTAAAGATCCAAATCTAAATTTTGATGAAGGGGATACCGTAAAGTTTACTTTGAACGGAGGAGCAGTATTCTTTGGATTTATATTTGAAAAGCAACGCGATGGGAAAAACACAATTTCCGTTACTTGCTATGATCAATTACGCTATTTAAAAAATAAAGACTGCTATGTTATTGGCGCAATGACTGCGACTGAGTTTATTAAGATGGTGGCAGAGGACTTCGGATTGAAGTGCGGCTATATGGATAATACCGTGTGGAAAACACCTGACAAGCCTAAAACCGTATTTAAGGACAAATCTTTACAAGAAATGATTTGCCAGCTATTGGACAAAACAGCCATATTTACACCCAATCATGCTTTTTATCATCTGTTTGATGATAATGGCGAATTGAGATTAGCGTCATTTGAGAGTATGAAAACCGATATTTATATTGATGATGAGTGCATGGAAGATGTGCAATATACAACTTCTATTGATAAAGATACTTACAACTATGTAAAAATCATACGTACAGTTCCTAATGGCGCTTCTAGTAAGTTAGAGAATACGTTCATTGCTAAAGATGACAAGAACATTGCTAAGTGGGGTCGCTTACAGTATTTGATAATTCCTAAAGAGAAGGATATTAATGCAGTAGCTGAAGCTAAGGCAATTATGGCCCACAAAAACAAGAAAACTCGGGAGATTAAACTGAAAAATGTTATCGGCGATGTGCGAGTGCGTGGCGGTTCTTTGGTTTATATTAATCGTAACTTTGGGGATATCATAGTTAATAACTACATGATGGTTACATCAGTCACACATACGTTTAAAACAGGATTTCACGGAATGGATTTAGATTTGAGATATGTTGATAATGATGCTGTGTATGAAGTGGCAAAAGACGAGGACGCTGAAGCCGTTAAGAAGATTGAAGCGTCCAAGAAAACCAAGTCTGGCAGCGCAACGGCTGCAGGTGGAACTTCTGGCCAAGTTGATACAGCTTTCAACGCTAATAATGGCAGGGTTAGCCAATATGGTAGTGAGGGTTGTGTAGATACTGCGTGTGCTGCCGGCTCGTATTATAACAAAGATCTAGCAGATGAATATAACAAAGGCACATCAAGAGTTGATACACTCAGAAATAACCTAGAAGCAAAAGGGTATGTTACTGAACAATACAACGGCTACGCTAATAAAGGCGATTTGTTAATTTATGGAAACGATGATCATGTTGTTATTGCTGATGGTGCTGGAGGGTGCTTTGGTAATTCATCGAGTAAGGGGTACGCTATGAAGTATGGCAATGTAAACTATGCATGGCGTAACGATGAAGCGCCAACTAAGATTATTAGAATGGGGGCGACATAATGGATGCAGAATACTTTAAAATTGTAAACATAATCAAAGAGATTGCGAGTACTGTTATCCAAAATGGCGAGCCTATGGAGGTAATCGTTGGCGAAGTCGTAAGTGCATCTCCATTAGAGATCAAAATCGACCCTAAGTTAACCATACCAGAGGAAAATATTATTCTTACAAAGAATACATCTGAATGGACTATGGAAATGAGCGTTGATCATGTTACAGAAAATCGTTCAGGTGGTGGTGGATATGCAGAATTTGCAAGCCATAACCACGAGTATAAGGGGCGCAAGAAGTACCTTGTACATAATCAACTAGTTATAGGCGATAAAGTCATAATGTTAAAAGAAACTGGTGGACAACGTTATATTGCGTTAGACCGTTGGTACAATCCGAATAGGGGGTGTACAACTAAATAATGGCAGAGAATTTACTTTTACCAAAACAGAGTAGTGATACACTAATCCCTGATACTGTGAATTATATTGAGCCATCTTTTACACATGCTATTGATTTTAGGACAGATGGGCAAGTTCGAGGATATGCTGACAGGCTGCATGCTATAGAACAAGCGATTTATAAAATCATTAATACAGAACGATATCAATATCTTATATATAGTTGGAACTATGGTATTGAGTTACAAGATCTATTCGGAGAGCCTATCCCGTACGTTTACGCTGAACTACAACGACGTATTGAAGAGGCTCTATTAAACGATGATAGAATCACAAAGGTCCATAACTTTGAATTTAGTAATAATGGTGGTGATGTCATGGTTGAGTTTGATGTCGATACCATTTATGGGACATTACAAGGAATCAAAAAGGGGGTGAAAGGCATTGTATGAACACATGACATCGAGTAGGATTACAAAACGAATCCTAGACCGAGCGAATGACCGGTATGACAAACGAGAAGGATCCGTTATGTTTGATAGCGTGGCTCCAGCTGCTTTTGAAATGGCCGAATTATATATTATGGCCGATGTGATTTTGAAGCAGTCTTTTGCTACTACTGCAGATCGCGAGTATCTGATATTGCGTGCTACAGAATTCAATATTATTCCTGAGGCTGCAACTTTTGCAGAGTTCGAGGGGAAGTTTAATATTGCAGTCCCTATTGGTAGCCGATTCAATTTTAATGAGTATAATTTCACAGTAAAGGAACTTATTAATGACGTCGAACATCGGTATAAGTTAAAAGCTGAAACTGCAGGACGAATCGTTAATAATAGTATAGGAACTATAACTCCGATTATAGGAATTAACGGCCTTACGGAAGCAAGTATCACTAAGTTAATAACACCTGGAGAGGATGAAGAAGATACTGAAGTATTTCGTAAGCGTTATTTCGATGCGATTAAGTCAAACGCCTACGGAGGCAATGGCGCAGATTACAAGAAGAAAGCTCTTGCTATCGCCGGTGTTGGGGGTGTTAAAGTATACCGCTGTTGGAATGGAGGAGGAACAGTAAAGCTTGTAATAGTTAATAGTGAATTTGCAAAGGCTGACAATGAGTTAGTTAAGGAGGTTCAAAATGCATTTGACCCAGGACCTAACCAAGGGAAAGGCTACGGTCTAGCTCCTATAGGGCATACGGTCACTGTTGTGTCCGCGGAACCTATTACAATTAACTACAAAATTCAAGTTAACATGAAAGCCGGACACCCAGTTAGCGAAATACAATCTAAGGTTGAAAAAGCAATATCAGATAAGTTGTTGAAACGCTGTGAGGAATGGACAACTCAAGATGAAGGCAATTTTATATCAGTGCGAACCTCAATTATTACGGCGCTACTAATCGATATCGATAATGTGATTGATGTGGGCACGATTAAAATTAATGATCGTGCTATTAACCGATTAGACCTTAAAGATAATCAGATTCCTGTATTAGGTACAGTAGAGTTGGTGACTATATGAATACTACAGTTAATTTTGGAACGTTTAAACGTTTAATCAATCTATCAGATTATGCTGTCCCTGTAACCAAAGATGCTGCAGATATTCAAGAAGTGTATAGAATTGAATCAATTGAGGTGCAAATTCTATGGGATTTACTCATTAATATTTTCAAAGAACAATACATTTATACAGCTGATGATTATGGATTGTCTCAATGGGAAAAAATTCTTGAACTTCAACCTGAACCTACCGATTCAGCTGATACAAGACGTTTTGCTATATTAGCTGCACTTTTGGGCCAACGTCCTTACACTATGATTAAGTTACGTGAATTACTAGATACATTATGTGGTGAAGGAAATTATAAAATCATAGAAGATTTTAATAATTACAGTATCAAATTTAAGATTTCATTAGGAGTAAAGAAACAACGTGACATCGTTGCTAATATGCTTAAAGAGATTATTCCAATGAACCTTATCTTTGACGTAGATTTGCTTTATAACCGCCACATTGATTTGTCGCGTTTTACTCATAAAGAGCTAGCTGAATTCACTCATTTTGCATTGAACCAGGAGGTGCTGCCATAATGGCAAATTATACGCCAATAATGAATTTGCTTAAACCTTTGGAGTCGGACAAATACGATGTCAATCTTAGAAATGATAACTGGCAAAAGATTGATGATTTCTTTGGCAGGCTGCAAAATTCATTAAAAGATCATAGAGAATTAAATGAACTCGATCACCCTGACGCTTGTGTAACCACTCGGAAACTAAAAGATGAAAGTGTAACAACCCCTAAACTCGCAGATAAATCTGTTACGGCGGATAAGTTATCTGATGATATTAATACAAAGCTAGATAACTCTTACGTAAAAAAAGCCGGCGATACTATGACGGGCGATTTAGACATAGCTACAAGTGCCATTATTAAAATTCAACGTAAAGCGGGTGGTGGCTATCATACTATCACAGACGGCGGAGTCGATAGCGATAGCGGCGGCACTAATTTAGATTTAGGTAATTATAAAGTTACTAGGGCTTCTAATCTATGTTGTAAAGAAAGGCCGGGCTGGTTTGGGAAAGAAGGTAATCCAGTATTTAAACCTTTCTTAACAATTCCGGATATTAGCGTTACATATGGCAATATCCGCGACGGTCAATTATTGCCAATCCCTGAAGGCTTTACAGAAGATGAGTGCCAATGGTTACTGTCCGTAAATCAATCTAATGTAGAAAGATACTATCTTGATGTTGATGAAGGTAATCCGCGGAATATGATTAATCTTGAATGTTGGAGAGAGGGAAGAAAGGTACATGTAGGGACGCGTTTGATAGGTACTCAAGGTGTATCTAAAAGCTGGAATGGCGTTGCCGAAAAGGGACGTTACGGTGAAGAGACCTTTATTCCAGGAGTCGCCAATTACATTTGTATTGCTGTAAAAAAAGCATAGGTGGTGATAAATATGATACCAGTGGAGCATAATCTATCAGCCATTAAGGGCGAGTTCATCACCTTGACTATTGGATATAATGGCGAAGTAGAGCCAGAAGATTTGTTTTCATGCGTAAGAAAGTTTACTTATGATGAACGGTATCGAGCCAAATTCAATATCACGGTATCAAAGGATAATTTAGCAGCAGGTGAACGCTGTAGAGTTATCCTTTCTTTGGATACAAAAGAATTACTTGACGGCAGATATGCGTGGGATTTATTTATTTGGGCAGGCGATAGACCTGTTAAATGCCTCGTCAAAGGTCAATTAACTATTCTTGAAGGCGTCAGCAATAGAGGTAAATAATATGAGTGATGTTAATGTTTATGTAGACGCTGAATACAATATAAGTATTAAAGATGACAAACAAATTATCAAATTACAAGTACGTTTTGAAGATTTAACCGAAAGCCAGAAGCAACAACTCAAAGGAGAAAAAGGAGACCCAGGAGAAAAAGGAGACCCAGGAGAAAAAGGAGACCCAGGTGATAGAGGTGAGCCTGGTCCAGCACCTGACACTTCAGAGTTCATGGTTAAAGATGAGCTAGAACAAATTATTATTGAATTAAAAAAGATTAACGGAGGAAATTAATTATGGCAGGTAGAGCTAAACAAGCAATTATTAATGATTTAATGGGTGAATTAGATAAGTTCGGTGGACATATTACTAATATTAGGGATGCGATCCAATCTAAGGGAGTAACATCCGAGGGGAAACTCTTCAAATTTGCTGAAGAAATCAACAGCATTGAACCTGCTAGTACTTATGGATATATCCTTGATGCGGTAAAAGGTACATATAGTAAAGGGTATTCTGATAGTGAGATTGTTGGGATTATTAACAACTTAGCAAATAAAAATCAACCACCTCAACCACAACCAGGACCAAACCCTGCACCTACTTTTGATGCAGCAACTGCTACCGAAATTTTACCTAAGCAGTTCTATGGTAAATCTGATTTAGAAGGGGAGCTAACGTGCCCGAATGTAACAAAAGTTGGGGCAGAAGCCTTTATAGGTTGTGAATACTCTGTAGTAAATCTACCAAAAGCTACAGAAATTGATAAGAAAGCCTTTAAGTTCTCTCAAATTAAAGTATTAAGTATCCCGTCCTTTGTTTGGAATGGTAGCAATTTAGATTTAAGAGACGTTTACGAAAATAAATATGGTCTTAATAAAATTGTTGTAGCAGATGAGTCCACCCCACCTAGTGACATCTCATTACAAAAGATTGACTTTGAAGTGTATAACCACGATGAGACCAAGAAATGGGATATTTATAGAAATGTGTGGAAGACAGTATAATACTTTATTTAGTAAGGAGATAATTAAATGTGGACATGGCAATTTGAACTTAATGACATACTAACCACATTAACCATTGTTAGTATAGTGGCGGGCTTTACATATAAAGTATTGGTACTTCCGTTATTAGAAAAGCGTGATTTACAACATTTACAAGATACACTTGTATTCCAAGAAAAGATGGGGGTTCTAACAGAAACCCTCAACGAATTGAAGAATGAAATCAAGCTATCTAGGGAAGAACGTGTAAAGGCCTTCACGGAACATATAAAATTAGCCACAAGAGTTAATGGGATGGAATCGCGTTTGGATGAGTTAAAGGGGGAAATCCATGAATATACCGCCAAAGCTCATTAATGTTTTAAAAAAATCATATCAATCTATTAGGGTGGCGAAAGTCCACCCTACTTTAGTATGGGGCGCAAGAATACTCATACTTATAATGCTAACCCCAATTATATTGGCAACAATGACTTATGCTATTTCATTTTATTTAGGAGAAATATCTAGCACAAACGATAAGATCATAACAATGGGGGCATTCTTAATCGACCATATGTTTGGAGCGCCGGGGGTGATTGTATCACTCACAGGATTATTATGGCTTAGCGTTGATAGGGATAATAATGGTATCCCGGATAAGCTTGAGGAATCGAATACAATACCAATGAATCGACAAGGCATACAACAGTTAGCAGATGACGTTAACCATGACGAGAGGGGGAAATAAATGTTTCGACAAATTACAATGGACGAATTAAAAAAACTAGCGCTAAATGCATATGGCCAAATTGAAAAGGCCTACCTGCATTGGACAGGTGTCAAAGGCGGTAAACACTTCAAGGACTACCATATCAATATCGACCGAGACGGTACAATGTGGACCGATATGGAAGCCTTAACAGATTATAAGGAACACACCTACATGCGGAATAGTAACACCGTAGGCATAGCTATTGAGGCATGTTGGGATGCAGTCAGTGAAAATAATCTAGGCAGTGAACCACCAACAACAGAACAGCTAACCACTATGACACAGATTATGGCAGTGCTCACTATTAATGCAGGCGTGCCACTTGACCTACAACATCAGATGACGCACGCCGAAGCAGCAGATAATCGGGACGGCTTGGACCTCTATTATTTAGATCCGACGGGCTATCCAAATAATACGTACGGCCCAGACTCCAACGTTGACCGATGGGACCTCTTGGTGTGCCATGAGGGCGACGAACGATGGAGTGGTGGTGACTGGTTACGTGGCACCGCTCGATGGTGGGGCGCTCAGTGGGGTAGTACAATTTAGGAAGGAGTTACCATGTATGAAATTATCAAGAACAAAGTTATATCCGCGTTTACTCTTAAGCGTGTTATTTGTGGTGTGCTTAGCATTATTTTCATCTGTTTCGCATGCAGCCTCATCGGAGGGTACCTCGACACAAGAGCCAACTATCAGCGTACCCGTGAGCAGTTGGAACGAACTCGAAGGGCGCTTGATGAAAGCAGAAAGCTCAATCAACAACTCCGAGAAAGCATTGCAGCAAGCCAACAGCTTAACCGCGACGCAGGGAACAGCATTAACAGAATTGAAGATTATCAACGAAGAACGGACGAAGGAATTGAACGCGCTCAAAGCAATCAACGAGAAACAGGGACAAGAATTAACGAAAGCCTCCAATCTCTTGACAACGCAAGAAGCGAAATTGAACGAAGCCTCGACCTCATTAGAAGAATTGACAGAACAAATCAAACGCAACAAACGAACCGAACAGCGCCTTAAACGGCAACGTGACACATGGGCCGTGGTAAGCGGTGTATTTGGATTAGTAGGTGCAATTCATCGATGATTGAGAGGTGATCCATACATCTCCTGAGCATGAGCAGGCGGACTCATGGATTGACTATAATAATGTAAAAGGCCTTACTGGGAATATGTCCTGGTAAGGTCTTTTTTTGTTTATAAGTCACCGTTGCAGACACGTTAAAAATATGGTGTAATTATGGTACATAAGAGGAGGTGGATTAAATGCTGAAAATTCTTAATTGCAATCCACATTTTATGAGGGACCCGGTGCCAGTGTCGAACTATGCTGAAGCATGGAACGTAATATGTTCCATGCAAAGGGAATTAGGTCAAGGGATACTTGCTGTTGACAGGGAAGCTTGGGAAGTCTTGGGATTAGCTGAGTATTTCCCTGAATTTGTTTGGAAAGAAAATGTAAAGGTGGTCTACATTAATAGCGATAAATCGTTACTGATTCCTGCCCCAAGGAGATATTGTAGATCTAATGTTTTGAAGCTCATCAAGTTCTTCGGACTCCACTATTCTGTCCGAGAGATATAAATGTATATATGACATCATTTTGACATCAAGTTATGTAAAAATATAGTGAAATATAAACAGAAATATAGGCGATAAAGCTAGATAATTGCTGTATTTATTGATTTTGTGTATGCCTTTTTAATGCCACGCCATCTTGAGGGGGTGGTGAGCTAACGCTCGTGCGGGTTCAAGTCCCGCCAACCGCACCAA